CTCGTACGTAGGCGTCCACATGGGAAACCATGTGGGTGAAAGGGTCTTTTCCCCTTTCGTTGTACGAGGTGAGTGTCCCACGCTTTCAGCGGGTTCCTTTGCAAACGATGATATATCGTTTGCTGGAAGCAGATAATTCTACACTCGTGATTCTTTTGAATCGTGGCACGTTGTGCCGTGAGACCGTTTTGTTAGGGCGGTCTCGTTTCCCTTCTTTATCCGCGTAATGCGGGCCATTTTGGCGTTGCCCGGAGGGGCGTTAAATACTCGCTGAGCCTTTGGCTCGTCCAGTTAGTAATCAGGAACTGAAAACGGTATCTATCCCGCAAGTCAGAGTAGTGAACTGGCGATGGCGATCCGGATAGTGAGTTTGGTGATGAACACTCATTGGCAAACCGTGATGCCCGGAACAAAACTTATGGCTTCAGTCGGTTCCCTTAGAACCGGCGGTCTTGGCCTAGGAATGTATAGACGTCCCATGACCAGATCCCCTGCGGACAACAGGGTTACAAAACATCCCGCGGCTGTGCGAGACAGTAAAAAGGGGTCAGCTATCCCCTCGCCCAAGAGTGAGTTCAAGGGCAGGAAAACAACAGGAATGAGGAAGAAGGCCACCACGCCTGTGGATTCTTCACCTGTTTCGATTGAGGCGTTGCAGGGATTACTGTCTTCCACGAAAGTGACAGTCATTCCGACTAGTACGTCTCGCAAGGTTCATGCGCCGGCGCATGGCGGGCCTCTCTCCCGAAAAGAGAGAATGGATTTTAAATTTGGGGCTATTCTTGCTCGTTATAAGCAGAAAGCCTCAATGGTAAGGTTTGAGGCTGCGCAGAATGCGCGCCCTGCCCCATTGGTCACTATGCCTTATAGGAGGCTAGAGACCATTAGGAAAGATGTGTCGATAGGTGTCTGTCGACGGAGGAAGTCGAAGCCTCTTGTGCTTCCTCCAACCGTGCCCAACAAGAGGTTGCCCGGGATCCTTTCCTCGGATTTCGACTTTGGGCCGCAGGTCATCAGGCCTGTGGTACTCAAAGTGAGGCCCCACGTGCCTAGTCCGAAGAGGCATGGCTATTGTTATCTCGGTGCCGTTCCACAAGAGCACCGCTTTGCAATGTCCAGGCTCGGTGAGTCTCCCACTGTATCGGCTTGTGTTGCCCGGGCTGAAATGCTCGGTTTTCATTGGGCACCATTAATGGTCAAGACCGGACCTAGTATGTACCACGTAATTAGTACTAGAACCGGGGGGCCTGCTGTTCGCATCTTTACCAAGGTGCGTGGTAGGCATGACTATTTGTTGGTCCCTGCTTTTCCGAACTTCCGTGTGGCAGGCGGAATTGAATCCACTGAAGAGCTGGTGAAACAGTTGAAGACCATCGAACATGGTCTCGCTGATAGCCGCACGGCTCTCCAGAAAATAAGGAGGGATTCAATTTCGTCCATCCTGGATGAACACCATGAGCGGTGGCAGACCGCCTTGGATAATGTCACCACCAAATCAAAGCCCAAGCAGCTGGATGCAACTTGGGTTGGTGACTGGTTTCATTCCAGGGTGTCGGAAATCGGCTTTCACTTGTTTTCTGAACGACACCTATGGGGCTTGTTGACGGAATTTAAGGCATTATACTCGTGCCCGGCGAACCACATCAAAATGAACATAGTTCGCCAGTCACGGTCGGTTATTATTACTGGAACGTCTAATAATATCCGTGCCTATCCTCAAGGCCTATTTGTGTCGATCGACTCGAAATATTGGTATCATGCTGGAACACCTCCACCCACGCCGGTGGAAGAGCTAGCGCGCATAGATGCCATTATTGACTCCGTGAGGGACTCATCTACCCTCCCACCAGATAGAATCGGACGCGTGTTCCATGTCTGTTCTAGGCTGGAGGAATGTCTTAAAGCGATAGATGCGCTTAAACTGGAATTGGAAAAACGTTGCAAAAATCCGGCGGGAGAGGATCAGGAAGTCTGTGTTCCTGGGCCTTCTGACCATTACCGTCCGGATCGTTCTGCCTCCTGCGCTGTAGTTGATGAAGAAAATGACCGACTCAAGGTCATCAACCGCACGTTGGAGGAAGATGCCAAGAGTAAGGCTTTTCCGATATTTGAGGTACGAAGACCAAACTTTGTCAAGAGACTATTCTGTCCGACAGTTGAGGTGTCCGTAATGGGTTGCAAGGTGTACGGCGTGGGTCTGAATTGGACCCGCTATGACACCGACGACAACTCTGAGGACACCTTTATCACGAATAGGACTTCTGAAAGGTTTTGGACTCGTCATAGATCCCTTCGTCTTACGCAGAAGGGATTCATGAAGCTTTATAAGTCAAAGAACGACCAGTGGCGCAACCACATGGCCAGGTCGGTCGGCATGACTTTAAAGGCTGCAGACGAGTCTTTCTTTTTGCCTCTGGATAATTCACAACCGGACATGGAATTTCTGATGGAGGAGGATCAAATAATTCCTCAGAAGTTTTCCATTGTTCGAAAGGTGGCGGTTGAAGTCCCTTCGCTCCTGAGCGAGGATTTCTCTAGTTTCCATATACCATCCGAAACTGAGAAACCGGCCCCACCCAAGCCAATTGTGAATTTGCCCATTCCGCCACCACTGCCCTCAGGAACCAGCCTTGCAAGCTCAAAGGCTGGGTCAACACTGAGCCCTATGTTAAATAAGGGACCTGAGGGCAAGTCTGCCAGAGCCGTCTTCCGGAGTGAAAATTTTGGTGACTGGCAAATGAAGGTATCTGGTCCTATCTGGAATCTAATGATAACAGATCTGGAACCTTCATTGCAAGACCAAGCTAGGAGACAGTACCCTCACGGGGGTGAACAAGATTTCTCCTACCTTTCCTTAGACGGCACTTGTCCTTTGCCCGCATTCGGAACCAGATTCTCGATGGAATCTGTTACCACAGGCGGTCACAAGAAGTCTTTTTCCGACCAAATCGCAGAGAATGCCAAGAGAGTCATGCAACGTAGATCAACCTATGGCTCGGTACATTCTCGTGACGATCGGAGAAGGAAGGGCAAGGCAGCAGCCACTGGCGAAACTTCTTCTTCTTCTTCTGCTGGTCCCTCACGGCCCAGCTTTCAACGCAAAACTTCTTTTGAATGAATCCAGAAGCCAAGCACATCATTTCCCCTTTTGGGGACCTTGGTTTTAGCCCGGAACGTTCCGAAGCTGAAGTTAGTGGTCACACAGTCACTGTGCTGAGACATCCAGCGCAGGATCCACACTTTCGGACCTTGGAAGGAACTGGGCCCCATGGCCTGTCCGCAGGGTTTTATGACCAGTTTTCTAGGTCAGAAACACCCCATTTACAGGACATGGAGGAATTGTTCAAATGGTTTTGCCGTGACATCACGTGTATCCCAGTACAGGATAAGGAGGTCATAATCACGGCGTCTGCAGACCATTTTAGTGATTCTATCCTTACAATCAACTTGCGCACAACGAAAGATTCCGCAAGGATTGTTAGGGTAAATGAACTAAGGTGGGATGTGATGATGCCGGTGAAAGGGATTGCGTTGCGATCCCTTAGACTGCTTTTCTTGTTCGTGAGGATAGGAGCATCTCGTTTGTTACTTCGTAACGGCCGCAAGGCTGATTACACGATTTCTTACGAGCCTAAATTTTTCCCGAATGTCCCTATGCCACAAGCCCATGTCCAATACGTGGACATCGCTAATGCTGGCAGAGCGGCCTACCCCGACGGTTATCTTATCGGGAGGAAGGAAGAATTGACTTATTTGCTCAACACGTGCACTGTTTATGGTGCTGAAGAAAATCTCCTTTCGCGATTTCCACTGCACATGATTTGCCAACCTACATCGCACCACCTATTTGGTGCATTTTGCAAACATGTGTTGTTCAATGGCGAAAGGAAGTATTATAATCATCGCGGCGAACTGGTCTGCGAACATTATCAACATGATTATAATACTTATACCAGCATCATTAATTCTTTTGGCACAGTGATCGATAGTGGTAGTCCTGATTCCTTCGCCAATTTCCAGGAATCGGCCAACCAGGAACTGAAAGAGGTTCATTCAAATCTCTACACCGGTTTGATAGTTGTTCTTAACTTCGGTATTATGAGCACCTATTTCATCGGTGGAGAAGACCTCTTCTTTCCAACTATCGCACTGTTTTTCTTTGCTTACACACTGTGGTTCGTCGTCAGGTCACTGTTACTTTGTGACGATGATGATGAAATCACTGCGGACAATTCATTTTCAAACTTTAAGGGTTTGGAAATGAAGGTTAACATCCCGTTGCACTCCACCTCGGACTTTCCCGAAGACAATGACCCCTCTGATAAATTACTTATTCCCACTATGGGAACAAGAGGGGATCATGTACCGCCGACGTTCTTCGGGCATTTGGCCGCTTGGGTTGGAGTGCCCGTGCATATGTACAAGGTCCAGACTGCCTCACATGATGATTTGCAAAATCTGAAGGAGGGTAATCTGCTAACCTTACTGCCGGGATTTCTTGAAAACAAGTACAATGCAATTAGGGGTTACAAAGATATATTTACCCCGCATATGAATCTTGGGATCAAGAATTCCTCTTCCTACACCATGGCACCACCCTCTCGATACATCAATAAAATCAGGTATGTGCTACCTGAGTATCGAGAAGGGTTGTCTTGGTTCCGGAAGATTGCAGTTTGGTTCGCAGAGACCCTCGCGGACGATTTTCAGGCAGACTGGAACATCGGATGTTTGAAAGGTTGTAACCTCCCACGATCTGCGGATGGCGTTTCCCTGCTTCAACGCAGGAAAAATTACAACACCGGTAATATCGGCTGGCTGTGCGGGTCAGCGAATGAGTCAACAATCCCTGAGGAAATCAGGATGGCCCACGAACGTGTGCCAGATGGTGACCATAATGAGATATTCCGGCGTTATAACGTCATCCACATGACAGGGGGGGCCGGCGCCGTGCAGACTGCTATTGCATGCGGTGCCAAACCTATCATACATGATGTCAATCTAGATCGGGATTATCACACTCTCCCAACTCAGGATGATTTTCATCAACCGAGTGTGTATCCTTTTCTAGGTCGCCTTGAACATGTCGGTTTCAATCTGAATGCACCGTGGATCTTGCGTAAGTACTTTCAATTAAGGTACTATATCGTTATACTTCCAAAGTACATTCCCCGGGCCTGTGACCCGATTTTGAAACTGACCTTCTTTTGGTTTTACGGCTCCCTACATCTGATGACATGGCTTGTCATTTTCTTTTCTATACCAGCCTTCCTCCGAAAGGAATTGAAGGATAGGGTATGGAATCGAAAATTTTTATCCATGACGATGGGGGCTGTATGGCAATGGCCGGTGCTCTTACTGTCGACCAGAACTTGGTTCTTCTTCATACCGATATTCATGATGTTTAATTGGTGGCTTCCTCTTTCTCAGGATGCCATCAATTTTTACAAGCGTGACTATCAATTGGTGTGGGAACCAGTTCGGTACGGTAAGTTTGAATTTCCCTTTCCATTTGGACACTGGCTTCTCCGTGACACACGAACGAATACAATTTTCGAAGGCAAGTTCGTGAGCGAAGAAGACAGTGCAATGGGTGGAAAATTCAGACTAGAACAGCACCACCGGCAGTTGCGCCCGGGTCATATATGTTTCCATGTGCCTTTTCATATACCGGCATTGCTTGAGGAACAAGAGACTAAACCCTATTCTGCCAATTGGAACTGCACAACGGTCCTTATCCAGGGGCTTAAGCCCAGGTCGTTGTTTGGTTTCGTGGGTCTCTCCCTCGTGTCAATGCTGACATACCTTGTTCTAAAGCCACCCCAGGAGTTTAGAGCAATATATGAATATCTGTACCCAGAGGGGGACTACACCAGCACCTTCGTTTACCGAGCCTTAGGGTTCGCAGGTAATGGTGAAATTCCCTTGGAACATGTATCACCCCAAAAGGCTTCACGGCCAGCACAAGCATCCGTGGATGTGCTTGAGCAAGACCCTTTGCTGACCGTGATGGAAAATAATCCACTGGACTTGAAACTTTTGACTGAAGACGAGATTGACTGGGTGAATTCAACCCAGGCCATCAAGGACGTTGAAAATCAGTTAATCCACATGCTCGGCTACCTCCACGAAACAGAACTCCAGGCCGAGGAGAAGATTCACTTGATCGAAAGCGTCCTTGAAAGGGTCATGCTCTCAGACCAGTCAGTCATTCCATTGCCAACTGAAATCAAGCATTTAACAATACCACTTTCCTCCCCAGGTACATGGGAGGAATTGGTCGATTTCATTTATGAGGCAATGCGGAATGTCCTAGACTATCGTCTCGTCAAAGGGTTCATAGATTGGTTAAAAGGTGTTGGGGATAACCTTGCAAAATTTCTTTCCCCAATACTTTCCGTGCTGGCTAAAACCTTAAAAGTAGCCTATCAACATTCCAAAATCTACGCAAATAAATTGTATCATGCGATGTGTAGATTATTGGACTATGCCTGGGGGGGCGTCGCCCCCTCACGCATAAAGGCTGCTTGGGGTCTCACCGAACTCATCCCACCGGGATTAGTGAGCACCAAAGCACGGATAGCCGCAGAGTCCACCTATTGCGAGTTCATCGGAAGAAAGCAATTTCTCGATGACTATGAGGATTTCGTTCAGAAAATCAAAGGCCCTGCAAAGGGCCTTCCAGGATCCTCAAAAATAGGTGGACCACAACGAAGGGCCGTCAAAATCCATCGTCCCGTGATGTCTCATCAAGCCGCCGAAATAATCGGCCTGAGCTCCGATGAATATGTTGCTGATGAGGACTATCAACGAAGGATTGACGGTTATCTGCGGGAAGGCATCCCGCAAGCTGTGGATGGCGTCCTTTTTGGCGCCAAACACCCAGACAGGATCCATAGGAGTATTGTGCGGTACGAGCCACAATATGAAAGCATGGATCCAACGGACAAAGCATTTATCCACGGGGTAGCTGACGAGCTATTTAAACAGTACCCCGAAGTGTTTGCAAATGCCGATATAATGCCTTTAGATGGTGTGGAGAAGTACATCAAAGTCAAATATTCTCCAGGATCACCATTTATCAGGCATGACGGCTATGGTTCCAGAAGAGCCTTACAGGAATCTGGTATCATGCAAATCATCAAGGAAAATGCAATGAAGGCAATTTCGTCTGGTGTCTATCCCGTCCAATTCTACCACGCTTTCGTCAAATCCCAAGCGGTAGATGGCACCAAATTATTACCACCCAAAAATAAAGATTTACGAACGGTGGTAAGTCAAGACATCCCAAGTTATTTCATAGATCAATTGTTCCAGATCGAGCGGAACAAGAGATTAACTTGGGAAACTTACGGTGCCGGGGCGGGAATGCCTCTTGGCCAACCAATGGCCAAGATTTTCGACTCTTTCGCGGAGCTCAAGGCAAAAGAAGGTGGTCACTTCATCATAGCAGATGCCACTGCTTATGATAGTAAGGCCAAGCCTGTTTTGTTCGAGGGCGCAGCTTACCTAGCTGAAAAAGGATTCGAAAGTCATTGGTCAGGAAAAGGGAAACAGTTTGCCTCAGTATTAAGGGCCAAGTATTCTGCTATGCAGAATGCTTGGACCTTCGGCATAACTGAACCTACCTATTCTTCCCTCGTGTTTTGCGTGCCAGACCAACGTCTAGCATCTCGATTGGCACGCGAACACAAGCAGGTTATCATGTTTCCTGAGCTGTTGGAAACGAATAACATAACTAAGGAAAAATGGGAAGGATTAAGTTATGCAGAAAGGCAAACTTTATCCCACTCTTTGGTCACTCCGGAGAATCGTGTTGTTTTAACACAGGACCCATGTGTAAAACCTCATGATTCACATTGGCAAGGTTCCTTCATCAAGGGAAAGGAAGACGGTGGTTACCGAAAACACCAAACTTACTTTTATGATGATGAAGAAATCTTGATTGGGGACATTTCTCGTGTGATACACGCGAACCGCGACCTAGTAAGCAATGTCCATCACAAGAACCGGGGCGGTGGCACGGGCCAATCTGCCACCTCCTGGGACAACACTTTGACGTTCAAACTCGGTGTAATAGGAGCCTACTGCCGGGCAACCGGCCGCACTCCAGCTGAGTTTTTCGAACGAAACAAATTGTTCAACACAAGTGATGACACTGCTTGGTGGTCTAGGGATCTTCTTACTGGCGAGGAGGTCGACAAGTTCAAACTTGCGGCACTCGAATTCGGGATAAGATTAGAACTCGGAACAACGAAAAACATAACCGAAGTCGAGTATCTAAGCAAGTTTCCGAGACCTCCCACCAGGGAAGATTCAGAAGACTACAAGGCCTGGCGAGCGTCTCGTATTGACGCAATGCGTAAGGTTTGGGCACCTAGCCAAATCCATGCATTCACGGAACAGAAGATGCCAAATTTCTTCATAGTCCAAAATCCATCTGCCATCATTCTTAGGCGAAGCGCTTACCGCTATTATCAAGGTTCACTTGGTAGGCATTTATACACTTCTGTTGAAAGGGGAAGTGGCCATTCCTTGGTCACTGCCTTTCAACCGGCATTGTATAAAAGATTCGCCTTAGAATGGTGTGAGGACATGAACAAAATCTGTTCTACAAATCACGTCAATCAACACTGGAAATTACTGGACCAGCACGATCGGAAGAAAATGCGGGTCGAGAATGTAAACCCCAACTGGAAACGAGGCTTTAAGGCAACGCCCCGACAAGAGTCCTTGCTCAAATGGCAAAGGCAGTTCAAATTCCCGTCTTACGGGCATGTTCTTCATTTGCACCTTCACTATAAAGATCCTGACCCCATGGCACATGAAAAATTTTTAGCCAAGTTGGATCGTACGTGGAGGGGCAATGATGAAGCTTTGAACGAATTTGTCGATGGACTCTACCACGTGACGGACTTGATTCCAAAGGAAATCAAGAAATTCACGCCGGGCGTTGACATGCTCTATGCAGAAGTTCCCTGGAAAACTTACAGAACTTACATAGAGATGTTCCTTTATCTTAAAGCTTTGGAGACAATCCCAGAATCTGAACTTACGTTCCAGGTCTTTGACTCAATAGTCCGAGAATCTCCCTATGCAGTGGCAGTTGCACCGGGAAGATTCTGGGACAAGTTAAAAGACAGGGAATTCAAAGAAAAGGTTCTGAAGACACCAGTCAGAGCACTTGAAGGTTGTGTACTATTCATCAGCGTTATTTATTTCCTGACACACTGGGTCGAGCTTTGGATCCAGATGATGCCATGGATTGGCGCTATATACAACCTGGTTATGTGGTCCTTCGTGGGTGCTAGCAAGGTCTTTGCCCTGGCTAACACCCTCGTGTGGCATTCTCGAGGGCGGTCATCTAGACAGATTTCCGCCATCATGCCTAAGGACCCATACATGTGGTCGAAGAGACTGGTGGTGACAATTTCGGATTTTCTCCCAGTTGAAGCGGGTTTAATTTTCATCGCACCATGCCTATTCAATGAACTATTGGCCAACTTTATAGAAATCGGCTTCGGTCGAATTTGGTCAAAAGGTATGCAAATCCGTGAAGTTGGAAGCGACAACAATGCGCCCGTTAACCCTTGGGCAAACTATGCCAAGGATTACATTGTTGAAGCTAAGTCTCACAAGAAGGTAATACTTACTTGCGGGACTGGTACGGGCAAAAGCACATTCTTTCCAGCTGCATGTTGGGCAGAAAGAAAAGAAACAGGAATCAACAAGATCTGGGTCGTACAACCTAGAAAAATCCTGATCCGTGAGTGGAAAATCCCCTTTAAGATACCTTCACAAAAATTAAAAAGGGGAGTTGTTTTCAATCCAAACGCGGACATCTTTCTGACCACCTACGGGCATTTCTTAAACCGACTCAAAGAGGTGAAATCAAATGACTTAGTCATTTTTGACGAATTTCACGAAATGGACGGTTTTATGCTCCGCGGTCTAGAAGAATGGGGCGGCACCACCTTTTTGGTGAGCGCCACGCCAATCTCGGTTCCTGGACTACAGGATCTGCCAATCTTAAACCCATCGATACCCAAGAGGTTTAAGAAGACAGTATTCCAGTCTGAAACAGAAGATGTCGTTGCCATGTGGTCACAAATGAAAGAGTACGCCACGGCCAATGATATGGCTCATCTTCTGGATCGTCCATTAGTCATCGTCCCTACTTTTAAGGATGTAGACAAGGCCATCGCTGGTCTTGAATACTTCGATAAGTCGGTGACTTGGACAGAGGTTTCGTCGCGACAACCTATCATACCGCCTACGGGCGGAATCGTTGCGACGCCTTACCTCCAGACTGGACTAGATCTTAGTCCACCTGCCAAATGTCTCGTTGATTGTGGAAGAGACTTCGTTCTCCATAAGGGAGGGCGAGTTCTGCCAAACCCATACACATCAGCCATAATCAACGAGCAGAGAACTAACCGAGTTGGTAGAGTGTGCGATGGCCTGGTAATACAGCCCATCGGTGCCGGATCTAGCCCTGAACCTGTCAAGTATCCTTCAGGGCTTCATTTTTCCTCAAAGCTGGTCTCCAGCTATTACAAGGTGCCGCAGCTTACTCCTGTGGCAAATTTCCTTTGTCCTTCCCTTTCGTTTCTTTCCGTAAGGGGAACGGTATCAATAAAGAAAAGTGTAGCCACAATATACCTTTTCTCCTTGCTCGGGGTGCCACGCAACGAATGGCAAACCTATTATACTAGGCACCTCGAGCAAGAAATGCCGTTCCCTGAGGAATTTGAAATAATTAATCGGTGTTACAGTGAAATGGGTTGCCGCAACAACCCCATTATCCCATACAATCAGGCTATGCATCACCTGCTAGCAGGTGCAGCCATCATGGGATTTAATGGGGTCGAAACGGTAACCCAACCAATGTACCCGTTTAATGGAAAATGGGTGTTGGAACCCGGGAAAGCAGACACTCCCACCGAGAAGAAGGTTAGGGAACTTCTTGCGGCTGACACTGAACCATGGAAAAGAGAGTGTCAACGGCAAGAAGCTATATCCAAGACCTTAAAGGCGCGAGTGGATAAGCTTACATCGCATCTCCTGTCCCTTGGAGAAGCGTTGAAGAAAACCCAACTTCCACACCTGGAAAAACAGCGGATGGCGAAATTTATCCCTGAGCTCGAAAGGCAGGGAACGGAATTTCGCCGCAACGTCAGGTTGAAACCAAGGATAGTGCCGGCTTTCGACGATCAATTCAAGCCAATATATCGTCAAGTCGGCCTAACCGCGATTCAGGAAGGGAAGAGATGCCATGTCTGTGATGGTGATCATCCTCACGAGCATCGGTCATACTCCTTCGTACTTCCTGAAGGTTTCAAGACAAGAAAAGGTCTCACTTGGGCTTTCGAGTTCAAGTGAATAACTAAATCTGTTTGAGCATGGCACATGATGAGGGCCTTGCGGTTAGAAATAATGATCTACAATGTGTATTGACCGACACTATCCTCTCCTGGAGTGGGGATCCAGGTGATACGCATTATCATTATTCGCTTCCCATTCGAACAAAAGGCGCACTCAGCACATGAGGGCCTTGCGGTTAGAAATAATGATCTACGATGTGTATTGACCGACACTATCCTCTCCTGGAGTGGGGATCCAGGTGATACGCATTATCATTATTCGCTTCTCATTCGAACGAAAGGCGCACTCAGCACTGAAATGTGCAGTTTAAACATGATGAAGTTTTCGGGTTACCGTTCACGAGGGAGAAGTGGTTGCTTAGCAGTTACCATCCTACCGTGTTCACAGACCCACCTATTTTCTACGTCAATGTCCGCCTTTTCTTCGCAAAGCCA